AACCTGACCACGGACATGTTCGTTAAATCCCACTTTAAGAGAATCATCTATTAATAAACAAATGCCTCGCCAAGAACTACCTAAAATTGAAGATGATGGAACGCCGATTGATTATCTAGAAGAAGACGCAGAAATCCCTAATCAACGTTATTGTATTCTTTCTTTTCTTTCACCTGAAAAGGTTATTAAAAGTCGTGAGAATTTCATGAACGAAAAATTCGTGGAATTCCTTGAATATGATTGGAAAGTTAAAGGAATGGAACATTTTGTTGCCTTCCTTTCCAAAAAATATTCTGTAAAAATTGATGATCTTTTTAAAGATCTAGAAGAATTCACGAAAGTCCATAATGCTGAAATTAAGAAAACTGATATTCTTGAACAATATCAAGTATTCCTTCTAAAGAATGAAAAAGAACTTGATGCTGAATTTAATGAAAAAGTAAGTTTTCGTACTAATGTTCGTGGTGTAAAACTTCGTCGTGTTTTTGCTAATCTTGAAGAAGCACAAACTTTCGCAAAAGTTCTTCAACGTCGTTGCCCTAACGATAATTTGTACGTAGGTAAAGTTGGTATGTGGCTTCCTTGGGATCCTTCTGAACATATGATGCCTGAAGTTGAATATGCTGAAAAAGAACTCAATGAACTTATGCGTAAATATAAGGAGAACGAAGTTAATAAAGAAATCTTTTTCGAAGAAGAGAAAGCGGAGAAAATTAAAGCTCAAAAAGAAGAGAATGAAAAACGTCGTAAACAGGCTCTTGCTGATACAGGACAAACTGATCTAAAACAACTTGCTGATACACTTGATACTCCTGTACATCCTTCTGAAGGCGCTGTTCGTGATCTATAAAAATATATAATGATTTATTAAATGGAAGTTCTTTCACGAAAAAGAACAAGAGTTCCGACTGAAAAAGGTCGTGCATTAGAAGAAGTCAAAAAAATAAAAGATGAAAAGGCAAAAGAAAGAGCTCGGAAAAAAGTCGAGGCAGCAAAAACTCAAGAAGAAGTTGATCAATTATCTGCATTATTTTCAAGAATTGGTCTTGATACAACAGATCAAGATTTAGTTGCCGCTTTTGGACAAATGGGAATGGGTCGTCGTAGAAAAACTAAAAAACATAGTAAAAAATATAGACGTAAAACTAATAGAAGATGAATTCATCAGATATAACAAGAGCAAGAAGATTACAAGTAGCAAATAATGACTTAAAATTTCCAAATAAACCTCATAATTTATCAGGTATAGAACAGTTATGTGTTAGAAAAGTCATTGGTGGTGAACTTCCAACAAAAAGTTTACCACCAGATTTAAAATGTTTATTGAGACCTACAAAATCAGGAACTCAAAAAATGAATAATAATAATCCTAGATGTTGTGGAAGAATATAATATTTTTTATAATATAAAATGCCTGGTCCTGTTCCTGATTCAAGTGTGAGAACTGCACAAGTAGCTGCTAGTGCGTTTACTAGAGTTAAAGTTGGTTTAGATAAAAATGGTCCTAAACCTCATGATGTTTACGCAGCTCTTGCTGCAAGAGGATATAAAGTTAAAGGTCTAGCTGTTCTTCGTGGAGGTCGTTAATTATTTTTTCCTTGTTGTTTTACATGAATCCATGGACTTGAAGATTTCTTTTGCATTGCTCCAGGATTATATTCATCTTGTGATAACATTGATGATGAAAATGGTTTATTATCAATCCATAAAGAATCACTACACATTCTAAATGTTGGATGATCAGAAGCTTTATACCAAAAGACCTGATCTTCTAATTTATTTGATTGAACGCCATTACAAATTACAAGACATTCGAAATTCTCAGTACATTGATCCATAAATTGACAAAACATTTCAAATGTAGGAAACATTCCTGCATAATTTTCATATATACGACGTCTATTCCCTAAAATAGTTTCACGTAAAATAAATACAAAATCAACATTTGTTCTTAAATTAGGTGTGATACCTAAAGGATATTGCATAGTAATAATTGTCATTAAATCTATATGACGACCGTTCATAAAAACATATCGAGTAGATTCTTCTTTAATCCATGATGCATCATATAAACAATCATCTAAAATTAAAAATGCTCTTGTATCTATATTTGAATTACCACCACCTCTATTTTTATCACCATTACGTGCCGTTTTAGCACCTAATTGTCTTTTTATTACTCCCATAACTATTCCAGGTTCATATTTATCATGAATTAATTTTGATGGAATCATATGTTGAAAAAATTCATTTGCAACTTCTGTTCCTGATATAACAGTTCCAATAGGAAATGCAGATTGAGTATTACATAAAATATCACGAACTAAGAATGATTTTCCTGTATCTTTTTTACCAATAATAACTATCATTGGAGATTTTCTTGAATCCATCTCACATCTATCTCTTAAAGTATCAATATTAAACTTCTTGATTTGAAAGTTCATCTTATTAATAGTGCGTGAATATTTACATAATTGAATTAACTTAATTTAATAAGAATGTCTAAGAAAAAACAAGGTTCTATTTCTTTAAATGTTCATAAATATACAAATTTAAAATATCTTCAATCTTCTGCTGAATCTATGTGGAATACTACATCGATTCAACCTTTTTTTCCTCCAATTGAAAAATTATTTAAAACTTCTTTACTAGAAAATTTCTCAGAGTATGGTCTTAAATTTCCATCAGAAATTACAAATATAGTTTCTGAAAATACTATTTCTATTTTAGGTGGTAAAAATATTAATATTCATAAAAAAATTTCTATGATTCTTAATCCATTTAAATTAATGGAAGGTAGTTATGGAACAAATTTATCTTTGCCTTCTTCAATTGAACAATCTACTTCAGCACATAATAAAATTCAAAATTATAATAACGCTGCTTATATAGGTTCATTAATTTCTGCTTCATTAGCAGTATCAGGTTCTCAACATTTTCCTGAAATTTATGGAATTTTTACTGGATTAAGAAAATCACATACTATTGATATTTCTGATGATTATGAAGATTTATGTGATAGATCGTGGTTTTCTAATAATATGGGTAATACATTTACTTTAAAATTAAATGAAAATATTGAAAGCGCTTCAGAATTTAAACATACAAGAAGTATGCGTCCAAGTATTCAATTAGGTGAATCTATGACTATGGATTTTAGTGAAGTTGAAGGTATTCAATCTAATTCAGAAATTGGAAATATGAGTCCTTTATTTAATGATACAATTAAAGATGATTCAGAATCTGATTCTTCATCTGTTTCAACTTCATATATTTTTGAAATAAGATCATGTAATTCTTCTATTGTATCTGAAGAAGATGATGAATCTTTTGAATATGATGATGATGAACCTTTTGCATGGGCATCATTTTCTAATGTTCCAGTCCAAATTACTTTAATGGAAAAATGTAAAGGAACTTTCTTTGAATTAATTACTTTAAATACTGAAAGTTATAAACATGAAGCATGGTTCGCACAAATCATTCTTGCTTTAGCATTTGCACAAAGTAAATTTTCATTTGTTCATAATGATTTGCACGCTAATAATGTTATGTATATTGAAACTACAGAAGAATTCTTATATTATAATTGTGGAGGAACATTCTTTAAAATTCCTACTTATGGATATTTAATTAAAATTATAGATTTTGAAAGAAGTAGTTTTTCTTTGAAATTAATAGGATTAAAAGAATCTAAATTTTTTATTAGTGATCAATTTTCTTTAGATGAAGAAGCAGGTGGACAATATAATTGTGAACCTTTTTATAATTCTAAATTTCCTTTAATAAAACCTAATTTTTCATTTGATTTAGTTAGATTAACTACTTCTTTATTCTGGGATTTATTTTCTGAAGGTCCTTATCAACAAAATAATTCTTTCTTATTTAAATTATTTATGAAATGGTTAACTTTAGATGATGGTTCTTCTATTTTATTTGGTAAAAAAGAACCTAAACATGATAGATTTCATGGATTTCATCTTTATAAAGCTATTGCTCGTTTATCTAATAACGCTATTCCTCGTAAAGAAATTATGGAATTTAAAGAATTATTTAGTATAGCAGAAATTCCTGCTGATAAAAAAGTATGCCTAATCGAATAATGAATTGTCCTTATAAATTTATTTTTGGTCAACCTAAAAAAGGATTTCATTCACAAAGAATCATGGGTTTTGCCCTTTATGATACTTTGGGAACTATTGGATTAGCTTTATTAACTTCTTTTTTCTTTAAAATAAATGTTTGGAAATCTTTATTTGTATGGTTTATTGTAGGTGAAATTCTACATTATTTATTTGGTGTTCAAACTGAATTCCTAAGTTTCATAGGTATTAAAGCGTGTTCTTAAAATGTTGGAACACCTACAAACATATCTTGTGTTTCAGAAGCAATAGTTTCTAAAGGTTTTGTTAAATCAGGCATATTTCCACCAGAAGTAGCAAATACTACTCCTGCTGTTATAAGTCCACCAAATACAGATAACTTACTTGCTTGTGACCAATCTATAGGTTCAACTTTAGATTTACGATCAAGAGCATAAAGAATAAAACATACTAATGCAACTGCAATTGGAGCTACTACAATCATCATTTGTTGAAAAATAGGGCAAATCTTTATAAATTTAGAACGAGCGTTTCACTTGCTTTTTTTGATAATTCTTCCATTGCATCTTCTTCTTCCTCTTTTTTAGGAACTTCGAATTCTTTAATTTCAATTGATGCGACCTCGTCACTCATAACTAAATTCGGTTTTAATTCATCTTCAGATTCTGCAACTGATTCTTCTTCATCTTCTGATTCAAATGTTACACTTTTAGGAGGTTCAGGAACAACTTGCTGCTCTACTACTGGAGGAGCAGATTGAGAAAAGTATTTTTTAGTTATAGATTCCCATGGTAAGAAAGAGGTTATTACTTGTTCCATACATTCAGAAATAACCTTTTCAATATCTTGGCGATTTCTTGCTTGTTGTTCTGTTGATACACCAACAGTTCTAAATAAATAAGCTACTTGCCATAATTTACGAGCAGATTGTTTATAAAGTTCATGAATAAATTCACTTAATGTAGGTCTATCAAAATCTATTGTTAATTCAGAATTTTCAGAATAATGTAATGAAGCAAATGATTTCATATAAGAAATAAATACACCCATAATTAAATCATCTAAATAAGTACATTTAGAAACTTTTTGAATTCTTTCAACTTCAGTTTCAAGAGTTTCTTTTTTCCATGAAGGAATATTAGTTAACATATTCTGAAATGTTCTTAGAATTTCTGTAGATTGATTATTTTTATCACATAATTCTTTAGCTGAATTATAAATACTCCACAATCCTTCTGAGATAGGAGGAATAATTAAATTAGATAAATGATCTCTTAATCTTGATTTAGCAAATTCAGTTTCAGACATTTGTTAAAAACGTATATAGATATTTCTTAACATAAAACGCAATTTGAAAACGGATTATATTTGTTTAGACATAAGACATATAAGGCAAGCAAATGGCAAGTGAACAAAGCATTGAAAACGTTGGGGGTGGGGATGAGGTAGCGATTCCTGAAGTGGAATCATTTGATGAGATGGGTCTTCCTGAATCTCTTTTACGTGGTGTTTATTCTTATGGTTTTGAAAAACCTTCTGCTGTTCAACGTAAAGCAATTGTTCCTGCTTTGACTGGACGTGATATTATTGTTCAAGCACAGTCTGGAACTGGTAAGACAGGAACATTTGCAATTTCTGTTCTTGGTCGTATTGATTTAACTGCTGAACCTTATACACAAGCACTTGTTCTTGCACCTACTCGTGAACTTGCACAACAAGGATTTGGCGTTATTAAATCTTTAGGCGAATATATGGGTGTGCGTGTTCACGCTTTGCTTAAAGGTAATCATCTACAAGAAGATATTCGTGTTCTTCGTTCTGGTGTTCATGTAGCTGTTGGAACTCCTGGTCGTGTATATGATATGATTACTCGTGGTGCTCTTCGAATGGATACTCTGCGTATGTTTATTGTTGATGAAGCAGATCAAATGCTTTCTCTTGGTTTCAAAGAACAACTTGTAGAAATCTTTGGAACAGGTTTACCTCCAACTGCCCAAGTAGCTTTGTATTCTGCTACAATGCCACCTGATGCTCTTGAACTTACAAAAAGGTTCATGCAAAATCCTATTAAAATTCTTGTTCCTGTTGAAAAACTATCACTTGAAGGAATTCAACAATTTCAAGTTAATGTTAAAGATGATGGTGAAAAACCTAGTTGTCTTGCTGATATTTATGGTGTTCTTTCTGTCTCACAATGTATTATCTTCTGCAATACTTGTCAGCGTGTAGAGCAACTTGCAGGATTTATGCGTGAAAATAATTTTGCAGTTGATGTAATTCATTCTGATCTAACTCCTGATGAACGTTCTCGTGCTGTAGAATCATTTAAATCAGGAACAAGTCGTGTTCTTATTGCTAGTGGAATTTTGAGTCGTGGTGTTGATGTTCAAGGTTTGTCTCTTGTAATCAACTTTGACCTACCTCGTGGTGAACGTGGTGTAGAAGAATATCTACATCGTGTTGGTCGTGTTGGACGATTTGGGCGAAAAGGTGTTGCTGTAAATATTGTATCTCAACGTGAAGCTCGTGAAATGAAATATATTGAAGATCATTATAAAATTAAAGTTGATCCTATGCCTGAACCTGGAACCCTTCTATCCGCTATCTAAAAAGATTTTATAAATAATCTTATCAACCATGAAAAACGGATTTTTTAGTTACAAGGAAGGAAGTGTTGAAACCCTTTGGATCGCAAGATATGAGTAGTTGTTCAGTCACAATCATAACACTACGGACAGAGGTGGTCATTACACATACTTATTAGCTCCAAAAGAGTTGATAAGCCCCCAATATCGTATTGGTAGGGCCTAGTTCATCGGATTAGGTATATGTGTCTTTGATAACAATAGTATTGTAATCGTCTATTTCTCCGATACACTGGAGTATGGCCTTAGTTGGCTAACGATTCAGCTTGACCGTGAGCGGTGGGTACCTAAAACGGCCCAACTACACGATTCCCCTGCACACAGACTGATGAGGCTTGTGCGGAATGAACTTTCTACATCACGAACCAACTTTGTTTTGACGGATTGAGGGGGTGTGCCCACTTTGTGTGGGAAGATGAGTATGACCTTGAGGAGGTCACCGAGGAGCAGCTGCGCGAGCAGTTTGCTGCCAAGGAGGAGGAGGAGGAGGAAAAG